ACACAAAAGCAGAGATAAAATCTTATATGGACGATTGTAGCGTAGATTATTCTTCAAGCGATACCAAAGCCGAGTTATTAGAAAAACTGATAGCAGAGTCTCCTTCTGTACCACAAGTTGAAGAAGAGTATACATATACAGAGCAAGAGATAGATACGACTACATTACAAGACCCAACATGGGAAGAATGTGCATTTAAATATGGAAAACTTGGGGCACCAAGATGGAATAGTGATAATACAAAAGTATTAGTTAAATATGAATTAGCAATAGCAGATGGCACATTAGATGAAGTAAAAGCAGTTAGTGGCATTACTGCATTGTCACATAGTGAATGTTTAGAAGAAATGAAAAAAGATGAGTGGAGCGGTGAGTGAGGATAAGAAAGATTTAATAAAAGTGATACTTATTGTAACTGTAATATTTTCTATTTTTATTTTAAGTGCGTGTAATGGTGGATGGTCTGTAGGTGGTTTAGACATATCTTCATCGGATTTATTAAGTGCAAATTTTATGATTATAACAGACCAAGACAGCGTAAAGCATTGGTATGTAAGAACAACTGTTGATGGTGGAATATTAGTTGGTGATAATTGGTGTCATCGGCATGAACAATGGGAAAAAGTGGAGAAGAAGTGAGTGAGAAGCCGAAGACAGCAAGAAGTTACAGGGCGGGAGTTATTGATGATAATTTTTCCCTTCACATTAACATTAAGTGGCTTATTCAGTTGTTTGTGGCTATCGCTGGTCTTATTTATGGATACTTACAAATTACAAATAGAATTGCAGAACTTGAGCGAGGAATGGAACTCGCTACTGCCAACATTGAAGAGCTTGTAGATAAACATATGATTGAAGAACAAAAAGAAAGACAAGCAATGGAAGAACGAATATCGTTTTTTGAAAAAGAATTAAACCTAAATCCATTTAGTTGGAAGAGGAAAAAGAAATAATGCCAATGCCAAATCATTGTAGTGAATGTGATAAACCAATTAATAATACAGATAACTGGGTCTGTAGTAAGTGTCAGGAGGAATAATGTATTGGGTATCTACAACTTCCTACAATATTTCATACACATATATATATAAGGAGTTTTAATGGAGTCTTTTGTTGATTTATACGCTGAATACGGAGCAATGGGCTTGGTTGTGCTAGCATTTTTTTATGGATATTTTAAACAAAGTCAAAGAGCAGATGAGCAGGCAGAAGCTTTGGAAGCATTAAAAATTGAAAATAAAGGACAGTCAAATGACATTTCTAATATTGAATCGGTCTTACTTAAAATGTTAGACAGATGGAATAAATCTGATGAAACAAGAGATAGGCGCCACGAAGAAATGGTTAGAGAAGTTAATGACCTTAGTGATGTTATGATGGAAGTAAAAGGTTCTGTAAGCAGAATTAATGGTAAACATTAATGAAGATAAACAAAACCATATCAGTCGATAACATGGTTACTTTGGCAGTAATAATTGGTGGAGCCATACTTGCGTTTGGTTTTATGAAATATGACATAGACATAATAAAAGAAAGTTTACAAATGAAAGCAGATATTAGAGAAGTAGTAGCAGACAGACAGTTAATATATTACAAATTGGATGTTATTACTGCTGATATTGAAGAAATAAAACAAATACTAAAGGAGAATAATAATGGACTTTAAAACAATAATGCTATCAGTAGCAGAATCTCAAGCGGAACAGTTTAAAGATAAGGCAGTTGCTTGGGTTCAGTCTGAAGAATTTCAAGAAGAACTAGCTAGTAAAATTAATAAAAAAATTGACATTCCATTTGTTAGTGAAGATAAAGAACAAGTTTTTTTTGAAAAATGTGTTGATTTAGTTGCTGATATTATAGAAGGCTTGTTTAAGGACAAGTAATGCCTAGATTTGGAAAAAGGTCTAAAGAACGGCTTCGCGGTGTAGATATTCGCCTTGTAAATGTTTTAAATGAGGTAGTTAAATACTTCGATATAACGGTCATTGAAGGACTAAGAAGCCAAAAAAGACAAAATGAGTTAGTAGAACAAGGTAAAAGTAAAACCAAATTTGGTAAGCATGTTCAAGGTAAAGCTGTTGATATTGCTCCATACCCGATAGATTGGGATGCTAGAGATGATTTTCATTATTTAGGTGGTTTTGTTTTAGGTGTTGCTGCTAGCATGAATATTAAGCTGCGCTGGGGTGGAGACTGGAATGCTTCTAGCACATTTAAAGGACAAAGAACAACTAAAGATAACAGCTTTGACGATTTAGTTCATTTTGAACTTATTGACTAATTTTGCCAAAACAACCTAACGGAAAAACAAAAGCTCGCGATTGTAAAGACCCCGATGGCAACATTGTAGGGTGTCCCAAATGCACAAATAATGATATTCGCAAAGACGGGTGGAATTATTGGAAAAACAATCGAAAGAGGCAAAGATATTATTGTCCAAAATGCGGGAGTAAGACTATTGTTCCCAGAATAATCGAATACAATCAATTTATAGTAGAGGATTTGCCCGTTGACCAGATGGACATTGATGATATTATTGAATACAGAAAAAAAAGATATTCAAAAAAATTCGAGGCATATAAAAATAGAAAACTTATAAATATAAAAATTAATGTTCATGGTCCTGTAGGAATTTGTCATTTTGGAGACCCCCATGTAGATGATGATGGTACAGATATATCAGAAATATATTCTTTATGTGATTTAATTAATGATACTGAAGGTATGTTTGCCGGGAATTTGGGTGATGTTCAAAATAATTGGGTAGGCAGACTACAAGCTTTGTACGGTCAGCAGTCAACAACCGCGAAAGAATCATGGGCGCTAACTGAACATTTTTTAAATAAACTGCCTTGGTTGTACTTAATAGCCGGTAATCATGATGTGTGGAGCGGTGATGGCGACCCCCTTGAGTTTATTATGAGGGATAAGCCATCAGTATATCAACAACATGGTGCTAGAATGAATCTTCAATTTCCAAATGGAAAATCTATTCGTATAAACGCTAGACACCAATTTAAAGGCAATTCAATGTGGAATACGGCACATGCAATAAGCAAAGCGGTTCAAACGGGTTGGCGCGACCACATTTTAACTGCCGGACATATTCATGTGTCAGGGTATCAGGTATTAAAAGACCCTGCTAGCGGACTTATAAGTCATGCGATACAAGTAGCGTCGTTTAAAAACATGGATAGCTATGCTGATAAGTTAGGATTAGATGATAAAAATATTTTTAATGCGCCGGTTACAATTATAGACCCACAATACGATGATGATGATAATAGATTAATTACTTTATTTTTTAATCCATATGAAGCCGCAGACTATTTAAAATTTAAACGTAGAAAATATAAAAAATAGCTCTATATATATAATGTGTCATATTGTAGCAATATTGTAACATTAGATTATACCATGTTACACCAATGTTACAAAATCTTCTAAGTTCAACAATATCAATAGGAACTTCTGGCTACGGACCAAAAGGTTGGGGGTTCGAGTCCTCCCGGGCGTACTGCCATAACCCTCGGTAATACGGGGGTTATGTGTTTTATTTGATTTTGTTTATATCGCTTTGTAGAGCTTTTCATTGCAACAAAAGTGTTACAGCTATTACAAAAATGCTACACCTAAATCACAAAAATGTTACATATTATGGAATTTTATTAATTATACCCTCTATTAAATTATAATTTTCATGTGTGTAAATATCTGCATTTACTTCTTCACTTGATTGTGCTAGCAACTTTTTACGGTCTTTGCTGCTAAGACCAGATTCTAGCATAAGAGTATTAAATGTATGTCTTAATGAGTGCATATCTGCATGTTCTTTATATCCTAATCGTTTTAATTCAGCCTGTAATTTTTTAGTAGACCTATCTCTATCATACTTATCAGTAAAAACATTTATTATATTTCGTTTTTTAAGATTTGGGTGTAGCGGAATTTCTACAGGCACATCAGCTTTGTCTGTATCATGTATAATTATTCTATCATTTTGCACTTGTGATTCTGTTAATGTTCCAGCGTCGCCCGCTCTAAGTCCTGTGTAAAAACATATACTCCAAAATGTTTTATCTTCTTCTGTGATATCTCTATCTTTAGACCGAAGCGCTTCTAGCACATACTGTACAGGTATTGGTATCCTTCTTTTTCCTTTGTGTTTTGGTATGTCTGGATTTTTACACGGATTTTCTTCGTCAAAAAAATTGTATTTAATAGCATAATCAAACATTAACCCAATGTTTCTAACGTCATCTCTAACTGTTTTTGCAGAAACATTATCTACAGACATTCTATGTACAATATATCTATCTATATCGCTAGCATCTATTTCCATAAATGCCTTTCTGTTCTTCGGCATCCTCATAAATTCAGAAAAATTATCAACATACTTAGCTTTTTGATTGATATAAGCAATGCCTTTTCCTTTTTGCTTTTTTGCGTACATGTTCTTTTTATATTTTTCACAAATTTCATGAACAGATATGCGTTGATTTTGAGGTATTCTGTGTTTTTTGAAAAAAAGCTCTTCATCCCATTTTCGCTTCAACATATTTGCTAGCTTAAGAGATGAAGTCCCGGTACTACGCATTATTCTGTTTGGTGGCGTGCCATCTGTGTACCACCAATTTGGGCTATCTCCGCGTTTATAAAGTCTGCTCATGAGTGACCATTTAAAATTACATTTTTAGTAAAGATAGTTATTGGTTTTAGTTTCCAACCTATTTTTATATAGCAATGGGTTACTACTCTTTGATTGTTGTAATTATATATAACAGGAATACACATATAATAATTTCCAATAAACAACCTTAATGACTCTAATAGTGAAGGCATTGATTTGGTTTCTTTCTGCAACATTTTTAAAGACTCATCTTCAATAATTTGATTACAGGGATGTTCTTCGTATTCAAACCATTCATCTTCAGCCCAAATTCTCTTTTCATCTTTATCAGTAAGTTGTAACAAATGTTTTATAGTGTTCATTCCTCTCATATTAGTTATTCTTCGTCGTTTTGGACTAAAAGCACTAATAGTCACTTCAACATCTGTAGAAAAATCTGCATCAATTTCAGACCATTGCTTATTTTGTAAAGGGTTATCATTTAGTAGTGTTTTTAAATGCTCTATTTCTAATTTTTGCGAATCAATTTTATCTTTTTGCAAATCAACTATGTATTCCATGTCCATTTTATTTAGTTCCTTTATTTTGGTGGTTTGATTAGTTGATGTGGTTTTTAAAAATTCAATATTTTTGGTTTTTAATTTTAAATAATCATCAATTTTTTTGTTATTATTTTGACAGTATTTTTGGATTACAGATAAAGGCATTTTTTCTCGTTGCTTCCAATTAGATACTGCCGAAGCAGAAACCCCAAACATGTTTGCAAGCTCAAAATCAGAATAAATACTTTGTTCTAATTTTATTTTATTTAAAATAAAAGAAACATCCATTTTTGTCATTTTTTTACTCCTAAGTTACGAAAAGTGTTTTAAGTTAACTAAAAGTGTACTATATTCACATATAGTTAATAACTGCAATTAAATGCTTAGAATAATACACAAACATACACAAAACAACACAAAAAACCAAATAAAAATGGAGGAACGATGCAAGATTTTTTAACTGTATCACAAGTTGCTGACGAATTAAAGGTCTCAAAAGGAACTGTAAGGCAATACATACAAACGGGAAAATTAAAAGCTAGCAAACCAAATGGTAAAAATTTTATCATTATGAAAGCTGAGTTATTTGAGTTTGTAAATAAAACAGAATATAAGCCCCTAGCTACTATTTAATTATTAGTTCTTGAATGTATATGAAAGAACTAATAATTAAAGGAGGTAGCAGTAGTAATGACAAAAGCAGAGGTAATTGCTAGAAAAGGCTGTGCCAATTACAATCTTGGTAAGTGCTTGGGAGTCATGTTTATCCGGGTTGAAGGGAAATTAAGAATGGTTTATGATAGCAAATTTGCCGGAAAGGATTGTAGGGCAGGCTCTGACGACTGTATCTATTTTAATCAAATAGTAATGAAGGGAAACAATGTCAATTAAGGAGAATACTTTGCAACTGAGAATTGAAAAAGGCAAAAAGACTAATGAGAGTGATGTTCAAAATCTATATTACACAATATATAAAATGGCTGAGAACCTTGGTTTCAATGTTATTGCTCCGGAAGGCACAAATGAACAATTAACATCATTAACGGAGAAAATAAATGAAAAAAAATAAAACGTACAGAGTTAAAAAAAATAACTCATTTATGGATGCAGTTATTCGTGGTCTATATAAGTTTTTTGAGTCGCCATTTAAAAGGGGGAAATAAATGAGTGAAAAACTTGATAAAGAACTAATTGCCCTTGATGAATTAGAGTCTGAAGATGACACATACACTATTAGTGAAGAACAGGTTCAAATAAAAGATGTACACGCTGACCAACTTTTATGGAAGATAGGAGAATTAGAAAGAGAGATTGAGACATTGAAAGACAGGCAAATTGAATCCTCTGAATTTTATGATAGAAGAATAGACTCAGTTCAAAATCAAATACGATTTAGGGCGCATTTATTAGAGATGCACATGCAATCAGAAAATAAAATCTCTGGCAAAAAAACAAACAAACTACCTAACGGAGTTCTTCGACTTACTACTCGAACAAAGAAGACATTTGCTGACGATGAGGCTTTGATGGCTTTTTCATTTAAAAATTCTATTCCTACTCGTGTAATAGAAAAACCGGATAGAAAAGCTATTTCAGAACACATAAAAGTATGGGGAGATGCTCCGGACATATGCACAGAAGAAGTAGAAACAAAGTTTTCATTTAAAACAACAACCAACAAAACAACGGAGGAATAACTATGTCTGTAAAAATACATGGTAAAGAATACCGGACAGTCGCTGAAAGAGTTAATCTTTTTCACGAAGAGCATAAAGATGCAGTAAAAAGTGTTAAAACAAAAATACTTCATAATGACGAGAGAATTGTTGTAATGAGGACTACTATAAAGATTGGAGATTGCGTTTATCATGGTCATGCCGGAGAAGTTTATGGAAGTAGTAATATTAACAAAACTTCTGCTCTTGAAAACTGCGAGACATCTGCTATTGGTAGAGCGCTTGCAAGTGCCGGATTTGGTGGAACTGAGTTTGCATCTGC